ATCATATTAGTCTTTATAATTCTCTAGATCGGATCTAAAGAATTTCCCCAGTATGTTGCTATTAATATACGAAGGATTTTCTAGGACTTCAAACATCATTTGAAATTTTGTTTCACTATATGTAAGTTCCTTTTTACTATAGCAAATTTGTATAATTTCACGTTTAAATTCTTCTTGTTTATTTTCTTTAATTAGCCCTTTTATATAATCATGGGAGCCAAAATAGGTTTTCCAATTACCCTCTTTTACTACTTTTCTCCATCTTTTATATCCCTTAAGTGGAGGTAGTTTTTTATTAAAAAATAACTGTTTTTTGCCAATATACTTTTTACCTGTAGGTACATGGGTTACCTCATAAATAAAACCAAATGTATTTTCGGGAAATTGTGAAATATCTATTATTTCATTCCCTTCATAAGTCCAATTCATTAAAACATATCTAAGTTAACCATTATTGTTGTATCCGTAAATTGGGATACGGGGAGAGGTTTAGCAAGTTTAGCAACTGCTAATAAATCATATTTGTTATTATACATTCCTACGGTAGTAATATAAGGAGTGAAATAAGAACCAGTGGCAAAATCATAATAAGTATCAGAATTTACATCATTACCTTTTATAATAGTAGGATTAAGGGAAAATTGATATTCATTTTCTGTTATCCTAGCAGCGTATTGTGCTTCATTTAACGTTAAGGTACTTTCAAAGGAACACGTGACATTAGATCCCGTCATAAAAGCATCAAATCCTGGTGATTCACCATATAAATCTGTTCCATAAACTGCTACACCATATAAAGAATCATATGCATCTTCACTTTCTACTGTAACAATAGCTAATCCATGTTCATATATAATATTACCTAATTGATTTCCATCTTGATCAAACAAATTCCCCTCTCCGTCATCGGTCATTATAGTGCTATCCTCTTCATATCGAAAAGTACCAGGTTTGATATACTCTCCAAATACTTTAGAAGGTATTGATATTACTCCTATTCTAGCATCGGATTGAGTGGGAAATTCTCTTCTAGGTACTAAATCAGAAGATAAATAATTATAATAATTAGTAGTAGCTCCTGGCCCTGTTATAGTTAAATCAGGATTAAAAGAAGCAGTTGTAGCATTACTACCTGAGGCATCTAATAAAAAATTAGAATAATAAAGCTGTTCAATTGATTTATATAATAATCTTTCTGGAACTAATGATATCTGACCTGTTGTGGCTTCTTGCAGTATATTATTAGTAGGTGCAGAATTTTTACCTATAAATCTATCTATTCCTACATTAGATTTTGTAAATTCAGAGGTTCCCCTAAAAGTAAAACTTTTATTGACTTTAAAGGGTGATATTACAACATCCTTTGCATTGAATTGTTTGAAGGAACTCATTCACCTTAAAAATCTAATTTAACCCTAATTAATGCTTCTTTAGTAAAGTCTTTTAATAAAGGTCTAGATAATTTAGATACGGCTAATAATTCATTAGCATCATTATACATTCCCACTGTAGTAATATAAACTTGAGGTTGGTTTATAAAATTAGAATAAATTACTTCTCCAGTTGAACCTGATATAAATGATGGATTTTCAGAATAATTAAATTCGCCATTTCTAAGTCTAGCAAAAACAAAATCAGATGAAATAGTTTCTTGAGAATTTAATTGGAAGTTACCCCCTAATCTAATAGCATCATATAAAATTTGATTATTTAAACCATCTGAGTTATTAGTTCTATTGGCATCCACATGAATAGACTGTGATATAGCGTGGGGATTAAGTAATATAGTTCCTATATCTGGGAAAAATAAACCATAAGAACCACTACCTGCTACGAATCCATCTGTGCCTACTGCATTACCATTAGAACCCGATACTACTTGAAGTACTCTAGTAGATCCTAAAAATGTATTAACTAATATATCCTTAGAGTCATTAGTTAAATTAATTTTACCAAATCCATCTGAACCTGATAAAGATAAATTAAATGTTTCGGGGAATAGTGATTCTTTATATCTAGCTCTTTCAACAGATATTGCAAAAAAGTTATCAGCTGTTAAAGTATTAGTACCACTACCAAAAATAAAATTAGCATTTTCATCTTCTAATATTAAAGATCTATATTGCCCAAAATTGGATAAAGAAGGTGATTTACCTACTACTAATGGATTATAATAAACAGATCCACTACCTTTAATATCCGCATAGGCTATATCAAATTGTACATCTGCAAGTGAAGAAGATGTTGCAGGATCTACTTGATATACACTTAGGTAAAAATCTCCTGAAGATCCATTTTTCTGGATTGAAGAGGAAAAAAATGAAGTTAACGTAGGATTACCTGTGGACCAAGCAGGACCAGTAATTGAATCACTACTAACTACTATATCTTCAGTGTCAAATCTTTTAAAACTCATTATACGTTAGTTTTTGTTATTGTTAATGGAATAGTTAATCTAGCACCTGAATCTAGTCCTACAAATGTAAGAGTAGTTCTAATTTGTGCTCCTACAGCAGCAGTTTCTCCAAATAAAGTATTTACTGTTGTGGCTCTAAGGTTAATCTGTGAACCTATTACAGTTTGGGAAACATTAGTTCCTAAAGTTCGGTTAACTACACTAGCATTTTGGGTTTGTGCTGCAGCTGTATCAATACCTATGCCTGTGAAAGTATTAAGTACCCTAGCATCGGCTATAGTACAAGAATAACCTGATGTTTCATTTGCTTGCGCTGCGCCTAAAAAGTTAAGTGTTTGGGGAGTTATAGCTAATGCAGCTCCTTGTTTTAAAGTAACAGCAGCAAATCCTAAATCTAATACAGGTAATTTAGCAGTACCCCTGGGAAGAGTAGCTAATTTATATTTCATTATTTGTGTGTCATCAGGAAAGGCTTCCAGTAAAGGCATATTATCAATAGCCTCACCATAAAAAGTAGAACCCGAGGGGTGATTTGGATTATAAAGTGTATAATCTATTTCATCATCCGCAACCGCAAACTGTGTAATTTGAAAAGAACCATCGTTTCTAGCTAACAGTTCTCTTCCTTTTTTAGTAAGGATAGCATCCACTGTAACTATCTGATTATTTAAATATCCCATTTTTATTTTATTTATAAATATATTAAGTTAAATTTTCCTATTTATTATTTAAAACTCCTTCTTTGACTAGATCTGAAACTATAAGATCTATATTTTTCCCTAATTCTTCTGATATTAAAGTATTTTTCATAACCCCTTTAGTAGTGGCAAATGATGCAGAAGGAGGAACTAAATCTATTAATACTGAAGTTCCATCAGAATTATATCTTCTTAATAAAAATTGATTTATGTTTACATTTGAAGGTACCTCAGGATGCACATTTAAGATATAACTACCCGAAGCATCTCCTTCTGTTTCTAGATTGACATCATATATTTTATGTACTAAATTTTCACTACCTTCAAATCTTAATTCATCCCCAACTTTAAATGAAAAGTTTTCATTAATAGGTTTAAAAGTACTACCAGGTATAGGTAGTTGTTGGCTAATGTCAAAGAATTGTGACATAGAAACCGAAGCTGTTAAGATAGGTGTAAAATTACTACCCGTTTCAAAAAATTTATTTTGTATTGTAATTTCAGGAAATAATAAAGGTGTACCACTAATAGCCTGACCTCTTAATTCCACCTCAAATGCAGGATTAAGAATTAAAATTCTCATAAAGATTTTATCAGTAGATCTACATTCAATAAAGCTAGATTCAAATCCTTTAAACTGTAACAACTCAGTACCATTATTAGTTACAGAATATTTTATTGTTTCTTCACCTAATATTGTTTCTACAGATGCTCTCTCTCGTATAAGTTGGAGTTTAGCTATATTAAATTGGCTATAATAACTATAATAACTTGGATTAAGGTTATATATAGATCTTATATAACATGAAATAATACAACCAAATTTAATCTTATTACTGCTAATAGGATTGCTAGGGAAAGTATAAATGCCAGTGTTAGTATCAAATCCTCCTGCGCCATCTACCGTAGGAGGGAAAAAAGTTACTCCTGTACCTCCTACAACATTACTACTATTAGAAAGAGTAACTGTTTGACTACCATTAGCGAATAACCCATAATTAGTAGGTTCTCCTCCTATTCCTTCAAAAGTTAAAGAAGATACAAAAGCATCATTAACATTAGATACATCATTAATGGATACTTTTTGTGTAGTTAAAATAGGATCTACTCTTCTAGCCCCATATAGAACATTAGCTGAGGTGTTAAAGTTATCCAAGTTAATTCCTACTGCGGCATTTACTAAGGATTGATCATCTGTTTGTAAAGTATCCTCTAATGCTATATCTACCCTATCACCACTTTCAAACGTTCCTTCAACATTGAAAAAAGTAGGTGAATTTAAAAGGGGTTTGAAAGCATTACCCTCAGAATCTATTAAATATGCTAGTTTAACCTGTGTGGCATTTTCTAGTTCAGGTGAAGTAGGTACTAATAATTGGAAATAACTGAAAAATGGTTTTACTCTTTGTATAACTGGAGTTTTTCCAAATGATATGTCACCTCCCCATGTTGTGCCATCCTTAAGTAAAACACCTGGTCCAGTATAAGTATTAATATTTAGGGCTTGTAACCTTGAACCCTCGTATCTAGGTAAAATTCTAGACTGTTGTGTATAATTAGAATCAGGGGTTTGTGAAGGAACAGCATTATTATTAGTTATAAAAATTACATTAGTAGGAGTTAGTAAACCCGTTGAGTAATCTACATCTTGATATGTTGTAGAGTTCCTATTTTCTATTGAATTATTTAATAAAGGTTGACAATCAAAAGCTCTTTCAAAATCCGTATTGTTTGTTAAATATCCGGGTTCGATAGCTGTTATAGTAGAAATTGGATCATTATCGGTTACTATAGATTCACTTATAGCAAATGAGGCATTACTAAATGAAAAAGATGCTGTAATATTTGCTGCAGCAGATTGTCCAGGTATTATTGCTTGGAATGGAGTAAAGGCTGTATTTAATCGTGCTACTAATGCTACTTGATCCCCACTTCTTATTGCTTGAGAAGGGGTAAGAAGGGCTCTTTGTTCTGTACCCGAATATGCTTGCCCTACACTGGAGGTTTGGTTAATTGTTAATTGAAAACCCCCTAAAGAATCTAATTCCTCACCTGTGGAAAGATTTTTAACTCTAAATTGTACATCTGTATCAATAGAATATGATACATTATTAGTCCAATTAATAGTAAAGTTGCTAAGAGAACTAGTAACTGATAAGAATTTATTATTAGTTAAGGGGCATGTATATATACCGGAACTATTATCAAATAAATTATGACTATCACTTTCTACTTGATAGTCAGAAACTATAATTTCCTGGGTATTATACCCAATGGCAGCTTGTGGGAAACCTCCTCTTACTAATTTGCTCCCATCCCAATTAACTGTAATAGTTTCATGACTTCCTGTTTTTGATCCTGTAAAAGGATATGAAACAAAGTTAGAACTAAAGTTAGTAGAATCATAAGTAAATAAAGGTGATGTTACATTAAACGTAGTATAAGATCCACCCCCATAATCAAAGTCTACATTAACTACTTTATTATTACCATCAAAATCAAATGTAAATCTATCTACTGTAGGTAATATATTGGATAGATCCACTCCACCTTTAGTAGTATGAGAAATTTTTATTTTTTCTATATTATTTAAATTGCTAGAATTTCTAAATAAAAATATTTCTCCACTTCTAGGTGCTGTTTTTACATCATTAAATTTAGCTAATGAACAAGTATTGTTCGTATAAACAAATCTATCATATTCATGTTCTAATACTCCCTGTTGTAAGTTAATATTCAAAAACTGTTTACAATGTGGATTTAGTGATTGGGTTGTTATTATAATATGAGCCCCCTCAAATTCCCCATTATAAAATTCATCTTGGTTACTTATTAAAGTATTTACACTACCTGATAGAGTAGAAACAGTTTCTATAAAGGATTGAGAAATATCAAAACCAAATCTTTCAGTAGGACCACTACCAGAAGTACCATAAGGGTGGAAATGAATGGAATTAAATTTCTCAAATGAACCACCAGTTCCCCCTGTAAACACTTGAATAGGAGAACCTGTTATAAATCCTCTTGGTTGAGATTTGATAGATCCCTCTAGTGATATATCCTGAAAAGATAATTGGCTATTATTACCTGTTGGTGATATTCCATTTACAGCTGAACCTGTTTCAGGGGTTTTAGCTATAGTAGTATTTATGTTAACTTGAGGAGGTCTTACTCTATTTCTTTCTAATAAGTGTTGTTTAACTACTATACCGGTAGAAACCGAAGTTCTGGCAGGTACATAGTTTTTAATAGCTTTAAATAAAGAATTATCTATATATTTAATTAATCTATAGTAATCATTAGCATTATCTTTGACATACTTTTCAAAGTATCTTAGAGCTATATCTCTTAACCCGTCGTAATATTCCAGAGATGAAGATAAGTTTCGTGGGTCAGCTAATTGTTCAGTAATGTTATTATTAAACCCTAATTCGTGGATGATATCATCATTTATTTCATCCTGGGGTGAAAATGCAACTTCTAATAAATTATTATCTTCTGTAAATGATTGAGAAACCTCATAATTTTGTTGAATTGATCTAAGTGATGATAAAGTACTTTCATAAACTACATTATCAACAACACGTATTTTATCATTCACTCTATTTTTAATACCTAAATTAGGTTGGTTTAAGAATTGAGTTTCCCTATTTGCTTGATATAACCCATTTACATTATATAGGTTTGTATCATTACCTCTAGAAGTAAAAGATGAGGTTGGGGTAAAGGATCCTATTACTTTTGGGTGAATAGATTGATATTCAGGATTTGTAAGAGAACCCGTTATTGACCAATCTTCTCCTTCTCTAGTTCTAAATGCAAGAGTTTCTGCGGGTGAGAGGGATCCTGTTAAATATCCTGTCTCAATCGATAAAGGATCCATAATATGATTATGAAATGCTTCTTCCGATAAAAGGTTTGTCCAGTATCTATGTTCTTGAAATGATCCTGAGAATTTTAGAGATCCGCTCTTTCCGATGCCGAAATGTTGGTTTGTTCCCCCATTACCGGAGATGGCGTTATTAGCATTACGATATCCTAATGTATCTACATACGCGGGAACTGTTATAGATGTGCTTCCAGTAAAACCTAATTGAGTTCCATCATTACCATTGTAAATTTTATCCCCAGTATTAAGGTTAAATTTATTAGAACCACTATCATATTGTAGCATTACGTTCCACCAATCCTGATTGTAGAATGGTAGATTAATAGATGATGAATAGTATTGTGTTGAACCACTTATATATAATGTTAGATCCGCATATTGATTATTAGGGTCAAAGGTACTACCCGAAAATGAGCCTGTTACTGATCCTGATCCAAAATACTCTAGTGTAATTGCTACGGATGAGGAGGCTGTAGAGCCTACAACATCAGTATCTGATAATCTAAATAATTCTTCTCTTATTGGTGTGTTTATAAAACCTGTACAGTTAGGGAGAGTGTTTGGATTAATTCTTGATTTGAATCTAAATTCAACTGTTCTAGGGACATTAGGATCTACCCCCCAATCAGAATTAAGTCCAGTGTCGGGTGTTCCTTTATTTGCAAAAAATGTAGTAAATTGGTTTCCACTTCCTGTAGATATTAATTCTTTATTATATATTCTTCTATATAAGTCCCAATCATTAACATTTACTTTATCTTTACCCCCAAATTCATTTATTCTTAATACAGTATCTGGTAAACCCCAAATATTAATTAAACTTCTTAAACCTGAGACTGTACCTTTTTTCTTAGCTAAATAAACCAGATTATGATATAATCTTTTATAGATTTCTTTACTTACATCATTTATAGGAATAGGTGTATTACTTGCCGATATAGCGGTAGTAATTAATTCTTGATTAGTTTCAGTAAAATACGATCCGGATTCATTTATACCTATTAAACTGGTAAAAATATCATTGTTATCAAAATTATTACCATAAACATCATACCCAAAAGATTTAAGTGTTTCCTCAACTAATTCGGGGGGTACTCCAGTTTCTAAATTATTTGATGCTTTAAGTTTATCCGTTATAGCTTTAATGTATAACCATAATTCATCAAAATGTTGTCCTACTAAATTTACAAATTCTAAGTAATTATTATTACTAGAATTTTCTCTTATAAATTCAGGAATAGTATATTTTAAGTTACTTGGGTTATCTTCATCAAATCTAGAGGCATTTAATAAAGCTCCTCCATAATTAGCACTACCTACTATATCACTACCTAACCAAGTTAATACCTCAGCACTACCTGTAGATTGTAATCTATAAGGAGCACTATCATTTAATTTAGGATAAGCATCTGAACTACTATTATAGTATAAGAAATATTCAAACCCATCAAAATTTCTAATAGTTTCTGTTATTCTATCTTCAAATATTTTAAGAGAAGTAAGAGTAGTAGAAGAACCAGAAGATGATCCAGTAATAAGTCTTAAATTATTTATAGAATTTTGATTAGATTCTATTTGGCCTACTTTGTAGTAAAAATTTTCTAATCTTTTTTTAGCAGAAGAAAAGTGAACAAAATCACTATAATCAACTATAGAATAGCTAGGGTGGAGAGGTACTCCAGTTTGATTAAGTAAATAACTAGCTTGATCTAGAGAAGCAGTGAAAGAAGAAGTTGTTAAAGAAGTTAAATTTTTATATTCCGAAGAATTATTTACCCTATCTTTAATTTTTAAATTTGTATTAGGTCCCTTAATCCTAATACTATTATCTATTGGTATTGTTATGTCAGGGAAATCAACTTCAAACGCTTGAGTTTCGGCTACCTTACTTACTAATTCTACTTCTGTTTTAGTAGTAATATCATCACGAAGAGGGGTATATAGTTTTACTAAGAATGAAGTAGGAGATGTAGTGTTATCTAACTGTATGTTTACAGCTATAAAATAATCATTATTTCCAAAATTAAGATAGAGTTCATCAAAGTAATTTAGACCATCTATTTTACTTTTTAATGAAGAAACCTCTTCTCTTATATCTTCACTAGTTAGAACATTAGATTGTAATCTAATTTCTGTTCTATCAGGTGATATTTCGGATATAAAAACATCACTTATTTCGGAAGTAATAAAATTATAAACTGTAAATAGAGATCCCCTATCAAATCCATTTCTAACTGCATCAACTTGGGGTTGAAGAATAATTTCATCTATTTCATTAGGGTCAGTACTTATATTATTTTCTATTCTATACTCCCTAAAATCATCATCAAATAAAACTAAAGTTTTAGAAATATCATAAATAAAAAACTCTATCCTATCTACTAGGGGGTCGAAAAATGATTCTATTTCCGAACTAGCGATAACAGTTTGGTCCGCTAAACCAAACCCCTGAGCTGTAAAATTAGCAGGATTAACTTCTGAAACACGAGCCCTACTAGGATCATATTGTAGGATTTCATCATTACCAGTATGTGTTGCCCCAGCCATAGGGGTACCATCTGGCATTATGTGATAACTTCCTATATATGGCCTACCATCAAGACGTTGTAATAATCCTCCTTCGGTATATAAAATAGCTCCCATTATAATTTATTTAATATTAACCCCCACTATATCCAGTACTACTTCCTCCAGTAGTTAAATTTCCTCCACTTGATATGGCGGAAGTAGACCTAACTCCTGCTATACTAGCCCCCGTAGCTAATTCTTGTCTATCTGTTGTTATCACCCCAGTAGAAAACTGTTGTACTAAATCTAAATTTTGTCTTCTAATTTCCAAATTTTGTTCTCTTAACTCAGTTATTTCATCAAGTAAAGCTTGTATAGTTTCATTTTGTTCTTCAAACCCTACATATTCTGTAGATTGTTTAATAATAAATTCATGTGAATTAACATCTCCCAATTTTGGTATATCTAAAAAGAAATTTTGGTACAACGTAAAAAAATCTTCTACATTAGCCAAATTTATATCAAAAAAAGTTTCATCAGGGACACTTACCAATTGAGAAAATTCAGTATCAACAGTTTGATTGAATTGTTGTTTATTAAAAACTTGTCTAGTAAATCCTACATTTTGTTGACTCATCCTTCTATTACTTTAAAATTTAAATCTTGATCAAATATTTTAGTTTCACCATCTATAGTAGTTTGAACTAAAACAGTATAATATCTTTCAGGTTCCAACCCATTCATATAAACCTTAAAAAATGAAGATTCTTCATCTGCACCTATTTTAGTAAATTGAGAATCAAAATCTATTACGTACTCATTTGTTTTACTATCTTTAATGGCATATAAAGAAGAAGCAGAAGGTAAGAAAAAGTTATTAGTATAAGATGATGCAGTTAAATATGTTCTAACTGGGTATTTTTCTATAGCATTTATTCTAAATTTGGCTATTTCTTCTGGGTAGTATTCATTTTTATTATTTGGTATAGATATTAATGCTTCATTAGTAGTTAATTCAACATTAGTAGAAGAACCTGTACTCCATATTGCATCATGCCATTTAATTTCTAGTTGAGGTGGATAAATTGTATTAGTATCTCTAGAAAAGAATTTTAATTCCGTTCGAGAATTAACATCATCAATAAATTCTTGGGATTCCTCTTGTCTTACTATAAACCCATAATTAGTAAATAAAGAAGAACCCCAGTTATTAACAATTTGGGTTACATCCACATTTAAATCAAGACTGCTATAATAATCAAAAGATTGAGAGTTTTGTGGGGTTATAGCACTTGCTGTGTACCATGCTCCTCCTCCTTGATTATCTGAACCTGAATAGGAGCCTGTTATCCCCGAGGTAGGGTTATCTGTATCCCAAGTCCCATTACCTTCAGATAGTCTTGCATTCCAACTACATCCATTTCTAACTGTAGGATCAGCAAGATAAATCCCTGACCCCATATTCCAATTTTGACCCACAGCATTAACTAAAAGTGTAGTATCTGATGTTAATCCCCTGGCATTAGCTGAATATACTTTTAAAAAAGATGTGGTTGATACTCCATTAGCTATATTATTAATTACATTATTAATTTCGTTAAGATCAAATTGTACTAAAAATCTAGAAGCTTCAGGGTTAGGCCCTATTTCTCCAGATTCTGCTTGCGTTCTAGTACTAAAGAAATCTGTAGTGGTCTCAATTATAGAATCTAACCCGGTATTCATATTAGGAAATCCCGAATATAAAGTAGCATCTTTAGTAGGAAATAATTTATAAATAGCCATAATATTATATTAATATTCCAGGGGGGATTGGGTTAAATGAATCAGCATAGGTATTTAGTGGAGTATGGGGGTGAGTAGTGGTGAAACCAGCAAATTGACTACCTATCCTAGTAGTATAGGGTACATTAATAGGCCCCCCATTAGGAAATGGATTTTCCACATCCAGATTAGTTTGCCCTGGGGTGGTTTGTAAAGCTCCCTCTCCTCTAGTTGCACCTTGAGGTGTATCCACATAAGGTCTAGAAGGTGTATAATAATGTACAAAATTAGAATTTGGATCATTAATAGGACCCCCAGCAGGAGCACTATTTTCTAAATCTAAATTAGTTTTATCGAAACTATTTTCTAAAAAATTTCCTGTATTAGGTTCCGGTTGAGGTAATTGGGATGAATCATAATTAGAAATGGGAATATAGGTTCTTAATTGTACTGTATCTGGTATAGGCATGGTTATAATTATTTTATAATGGTACTACTCTTCCTCTAATATCTTGATTAGGATATTTCACTTCAAAAATCATTGGATCTAAAGATGGGTAAACTACTTGATCTATAGTAGCTCCTTCTATGTCATAGGAATAATCACTATAACCTCTATCTCCACCTGATTCATTGGTTATTCGTATGTTTTTAACTGTTTGGACCCCACTAACATTAGATAGTAAAGTATTTACATCAGTAATTAAAATAGGTTCATTTATTTCAAAATTATCCCGATTAAAAAATGATCTTAAAGAACTTGCACAATTAGTTAAGACTTGATCATTATTAAAATTAGGTCTCGCAACAACATCAAATTCCACCGCTATGTTAATAATAAATGCATTTTTTATTCTAACTGAATCTCCTGCCATTCTATATTCGGATAAGTATGTTCTTAGATTCTTTTTTAAACCAAGAGAAGCATTAGTTAAATGACCATTGCTATCTTGGGATAAAACATATAAATCTAATACTGTTGGTGTTTCCCCAGGGTTAAGATTTGATATCTGAGTTGGTATGGCATATGCTTTAGATATAGTTCCAAAATTAGGAGGCATAGAAAGAGCTCTAATTAAATAATCTTGGGGTGTAACAGTTCTTAATTGGTTTTGGAAATTACCTAGAGCATTTTGTCTTACCTCTTCTATAGTATCTCCATCTGATCCACCATCGGCAGCTAATCTATTATTAGTAGCTAATGAATTAAAAATATTATTAGCTAAAGCTACATTACTTAAAGAAGTGGGAGTTCTAAATACTATTCCATCTTTATTTAAATTAGTTAAGGTATTAGCAGGAGTATTAGCACCTACCCCTCCACCTGTTAAATATCTTACTGTTAATGTAGTATTAGAAGGTGCTATCCCATAAGTATCTGAGAATACAAAATTAGTAGGAGAAAATGCAGTGGTTAGTTTATCTTGTTGAAAAGGTAATCCTAAACCTACATTATTAGGATTAGGAACTATTTCTTCATCATTATCTGCTGTAGTACCTGCTCCAAATTCTATTTGCAAGTTTTCTCTATCTAAAAATCTAGTAGTAAATCTTCTTTGGACTTTTTTTAATTTTAATAAATGGCTTGTAGTATTATCCGCAGAAACATTAGGATCATTAGGGTTGGTATTTTTTATAGAATCAAAAACTGATTCTTGTGCTAAATTTGGAACTTCAAAATATTCATTTCCATCACTATCAAATATATCTAATATCCCTATAATATTATTATTATTAATAGTTCTAGTAGCAAATTTTTCAGGAGAGGAAAAACTAAAATTAACAGTATTAATAGTAGAAGATATAGCTTTTCGTGTTTTCTTTAATAGAAAAAATTCTGGTTGGGTATTAGAAACTTGATACACAGTAATTTCAGTAGGATCTAAAGAGGAAGAAACAGTAAAATCAATACTATCTTCTATAATAAATTCTATATTCGAATCTATAAAACTTGATACAACAGTATTTGCTGGTATATTTAAAGCATAATCAAAATCTGGTACTCTAACTCCATTTACTGTTTTAGCAGGAAGTTGTTGGAAAAAATCTATATCCACAGATGCAGCAGTAGTTACCTTAGGTCTATATCCTAAAAGATATGCTAAATTAAAGATATTACTAGTTTGTCTAGCTCTTTGAATATAAGTTTCTTGAATTTGGTTGTCTATGTAAAAAGATAATACATCCCCTACATACGCTGCCATTTCCATAAATAACATTCCCGTAGAAGAGGGAGAAAAATCATTAAAAGTGTTGGGGAAATAGGTTTTAGTATACTCTATTAGTCTATTTCTTAAACTATTAAAATCTTTATTTATATATCTTATGTCTCTTTTTAATTCTGCCATTATGTTAAATTAATGTCTATTGAATCCGATATTCCAAAATCCTGAATTGAATAAACTATAGATAATTGGATAGTATTAATATCCTCATCTCTTTTTAATTGGTATTGTTGTATTTTAACAGTAGGAAATAATTCTGAAATTTTAGATTGTAAAATATCTCTTAATCCTTGCTGTGCATCTCCGTTAAAATCAAATAATAAAATTCTAAGATCTGCCCCAAAATCAGGATTAAATACTCTTTCACCTTGATTAGTTAATAAATAATTAAGTAAATTAGCCTTTATTTGATCCCTAGTTTGGTAAGTAGTATTAAAGACAGCAGGACCATTAATAGGAAAACTAAATCCTATTCCTGTCCTTTGGCTTATATCAAGGGGTGATTGTTTTGGAACTATAGTAGCCATATTCTATTTTATAAAAGATCCAATTTGTTCTAAAGATACTTGCCCCGGGGGTAAAGTACCATTAGCAGAATCTATACCTGGTTGAGGTCTAAAAGTTCCCTGGAGGTTATTAGTAGTCATAGTTTGAGCTGTTTCTCCTAAAATATCTAAGTATGAACTTCTTAAATTATTTTTTACTCCTTCGGATGGTTGTGCCGTGATTCTATTTTCTGTAATGGGGGTTGAAGATCTACCCTTTACAGCTTCTAATAAAATCTCTTTCAACTCCTCATGTATAACCTCTCTAGTAGCTTCTTTAATTATTTCTTTTAGTTTTTCTACTTTCATCTTATTATTTGTTATAAATACTACAATATTAAAAATTATTATCTTTCTTTTTTACGTATTCTATTTCTTCTTCTATTTTTAGATTGTTGTTTTCTTTCTTTTCTATCTTGTTTTCTATCTTTACGAGCTTCTCTTCTAGTTATTTCTCCAGCTTGTCTAGCTTCTCTTCTTTCTTTTCTATCACTTCTTCTATCCTTACGTTTTAATTGTCTAATTTGTTTAGCAGTAAAACGTGGGGGTAAACCTGGCAAATCAACTTCTATATCTTCTATATCAGTAGAAGGAATAATAGTTTGGAATCCTTCTAAATTTTCTAAATCTATTGTATCTAGCTGATCTTCAATAGAAATATTAGGATCATTTACAAAAATCAAATTATAATTATCTATTTGGAACTGCATTTCCTGAACTAATACCTCAGGGGAATTAGTAAATGAAAGTTCTGTAGCTAATGATACCCCATTAGTTTCATTTACACCTAAAACTCTAGTTTGGGTAAGTTCTCCATCATTAGTTACATATTGTAAAGTAAGTCTAAAACCTTTATAAAATAATGGATCATTAGAATTAGGAGCTAATCTTGCCAATAAGTCTTCTTCCTCACTTACATTTTGTCCTATGTTGCTTGAGTCACCTGATTGTGCCAGTGCATTATTTAATTCTTGACTTAATCCATTTCTAATTTCTTCTAAAGAAGTTGCTCCCGATTGTGCTATATAATTTATAAAGATTACTAAATCAAATATTATAGTAATTACATCTAAAAGAGTATTTACAACTTGTAGAGTACCCTCTAATTTTTGAGCTATAGGAGGAGTTGCATCAGCTATTAAATCTGAAGCTCCATTTACTTTTTCAGATTGGGTTATTAATTGATCTAAAGTTTGGGCTAATTGAGTTATAATATTTAAAGGTAATCCTACTCCTATAGGTGCCCCCGTAGGTATAGCTAAGGTAGTAATAAGTCTAGTAGCTGTTTCTACAGAATCACTTACTACACCTAATGTTGTCCCTGTTTTACTTAAAATGTTCAAAATCCCTTGTACTGAAATAATAGAACTCTGAATAATGCTTAGGGATTTAACAGTTTTATTAAGAACAGTTTGATATTCAGCTAAGGTTATAGCTAATGCATCTTTATCTTGTTGAGGTAAAAATTGATAAGTTTGTTCATAAACGGATCTTACAAATGCGGGATCTTTTAGCATAGAAGTATCAAATAAGGGATCACGATCTTTTCTAGCTCCTCTATTTTTTTGTTCTTTTTTCTGATTTCTAAAAGCTTTATTGGATTGTCTATTGCCCGCTTTAACTTCTCTAATTTTATCCCTAGCGTTATTTACATCTACTTTTTCTTCTTCTCTAATATCCCTTAAAATTTCTCTTTTCTGGGCTTCTGTAATTTGACCTATTTCAACTCTAAAATCTAATTCTTCTATAGCTTGTTCTAGATCTCTATCAAATTCTGCTTCTTCAAGATCTCTAGCTTCTCTAGCATCATCTAATAATTTACGATTATTTTTTCTTCTTCGTTCATTATCATCTCTTCTTTGTTTATTATCATTTTTTCTTTGATCCCTATCTTTCTTTTTATTATCTCTTTTTTCCTTTCTTTCCTCTTTATTATCATCTCTTCTATCCTTTCTATCATCTCTTTCTGTATTTCTTGCATCCTTTCTATCTTGCCTTCTTTGTTCTCTTTCTTCGGGGGTTAATTTTTCTCTTTTTTCTCTATCCCTTTTTCCTCTATTTTCTCTTTTTTGTTTCCTTTCATCTTCTTTCTTTTGTCTATCCTCTTTTCTAAATTGTTCTCTTTCCGCGGCATATATTTTATTTTCTTCTCTTAAACCAGCTTGATATTTATATAAAGCAGCTCTACGTAATCTTGTTTCTTCTTCAAAGGATATGACACGATCTAAACCTTTTTTATTTTCTTTAACTTCTACTAATTCAAAACCATAATCTCCAGGATCTATAACACCATCATCACCAACTATAGTTCTTTTTGTTTTTCCCTGTCCCAAAGAAAAAAAACCTGCATCAATTGCAGTTATATCAATGCGATCAGCACCTTGAGCTATTAATTCTCTATAATCTCCGTTTACAATAGCATCTTTTAAATCACCATCAAATTCTTTAGTATAAGGTTTGATATCTTCTATTACAGTTCGGGGTTGACCCAATATTACTATAGTAGTTACATCAGGTGGGGGTAAAAATCTTATAATAGTACTAAAAGTAGATCTATTAGTTAATTCATCTATTCTTTTGAGTTCGGCTCTATATTCCGCTTTAATATCAGCTAAAGCCTGAGTATGTCTACTACTACGGGAAGTTTCTAACTCATTACGTTCGGCTTTTCGTTCTTCCCTTTCATCTTCTTTAACTTTAGACCGTTCAACTAATTTTTCTTGAGCTTTATTACTTAAAGCTATTAATTTACTAGCAAATAGTCCTTCTAATGTCCATGGTATTGGAATATCAAATCCTATTTTGGATTCGATTTTTCTTTCAAAAACATCTAAAGTATTATCTGCCCATTGAATACCTTGTCTAATAGCTATATCATCAAGCTTAAATACCTGATCCCTAGCTAATTTAAGAAGTCTGGCTGTAAGAGATTTAAAACTCATTATTTAGAAAAGGTTACTTTAGATTTATAATTTTCTATATTATTTAATATAGTCTGTGCCGCATCTCTTATATCTCCCCCTATAGTTAATAAATCTGCATTGGCTGTTTCTTCTGAAGTTAACATAGGATTAAGTTCAAAATTATTTCCAAGTGATATTAGTATATTAGCAAGGTTTTCTATATCCGCTAAAAATTTATCACCTAATATTACAGGTTCTATAACTGAAAAATCATTACTTCCTAATAATATTTCTGATTGATTTCCTACGGAAACAGATAGACCCTCTACAGCATCTATATTTACTGATTCCTGGGTATTTAAGTTAATAGAATCATTAGAAGCTAATAAAATACTATCGTCATAAGCATTAAATAATAATCTACCAGCATTTAATATAATTTGAGAATTAGAATATGTTTTAGGGTCTTGAGGTTCTAATCCACTATCATATGATTTATATCTATTAGATGCAACATCAATTGGGATTTTTTGGGTAGAAGTTAAATAAATGCTACTTTCATCTTTATTAATATCTTCAACCTGGGGTATCCATGGATCTTTACCATCATCATGTTGATTATTCCTTAGAATAGTAATAGGATCCCCATTCGTACCTGCTATGGACCATGGGTTAAATATATTAGAATCAGTAACAGTAGAACCAAATCTTAAGGATTGACCCCACCTACCTTCATGTATTATATCCCCTTCAAAAGCTTGAGTGTTTTTTACACTAAGTCTTTCTATGAATGTATTACCTAAATTTATTTCTGTACCTTCATCAGTAACTCTTCTTACTGTGCCTCCTTCTACTTGAAGATAATCCATTGTTTGGGATTCAGGAATAGAAAGATCAGATAGAGCATTAGGTATGGCATTATGATGACTACTATTCCATACGTTGACAGATTGAAAATAGTAAAAACTTACATCATTTGGGTCTATTTGAATATCAGCATTTGGTAAAGCTATAATATAAACTAATTCATTAATCAGGGGGTAATTCTTAAGATTTGAAAATAAAGGTTTAGCTACGGTTTTATTATTAAGACCTCTATTATTTTCTTTTATTCTGGAAAATAGAATTGAACCAATACCTGACCATTCTCCTAGATTTTTAAATTTAGTTTTATCCGTTTCATTATCCAGTAAAACAAATTCTACCCTAGCTGGAAATATACCTACTGGTGATTGGGTAGTAGTAGTATTTGGTTTTAAATATGATAATCCTGTTCTACTCCTTGCCATTTCCCTGAGTTAGTTCTTTTATAGTACCCTCTAAACCATTTAGTAATTGTTCTTTTTCTTCATCAGATAAACCAAATTCGTCCCCTGATGTACTAGATTGTAAAGTTCTTTGTACTATACCAGCCATCTTGACTAGTTGTTCATTATTTTTAATACTTATCTCTAAATATTCTTTAATTAGTGGAACTATTAAGGTAGCATCCCCTATTTCTTGTACTAAGGGTTTTAACTCTTGTATTAAAGCCGTTACTTGGGTATTTTTTTGTTGTTGAAGATCATAGATTTCCTCTAGTAAATCGGAGAACTTCTTATCTTTAAATATAATAGAATCTAGCAACCCCATTTTTCTTATAAATATACTAGAAATAAAATATTACTAAAATCCCCCTAATTTATTAAATTGTTCATATTTTTCGTCAAAAATAGAATATAGTATTTTAGCATTTTTAGTGATTTGAGGAGTCTTAACATCCATCATTTCTCTAATATAAATGTATAATGCTTTTTTATTAAATACATCTATATTATCTCTTTTTCTAAATAATTCTAATATACAATCAGCTACTCTGGCATCTTCTGCTTTAGGAAATAAATTATGTAAATTATCGGAGCAATAATCAATGTAATAATCCATAAATAATGATAATCTATCTTTTTGAGTATAACCATTAAAAGATAAATCTCCCCATTCTAAATCTAATTCATAACGCATTTTGGGGTGAGATGTAATAGTATTTGTCTCCTCATTATCCATATCATCATTTTTACTTAATGAATAATTACTAATTAACTTTTTATAATTTTTTTCATTATAAACTATAAGATATCTTTTTACAATAGTACCAAAGTAAGAATATGCCTTAGCTCCTTTAGAAGGATCAAAAAGGTGAATTTTAGAAAGAAGAAAAGTTATAATCTCATGTTGCAAATCTTCTAAATCTTCAACATCAGTATTGTAAAATTTAAAGGTATGGATTATATTCTCCGTAAGTTTATAAAAGGGCCAATGAATATAACCCTCATAAATGTCACTTCTTTCCTTCGGATTATTACTCCTATTATATCTAACTATTGCATCTTCAGTATCCTTAGTAAAATATCTTCTTTTTTGTTTTTGGGCTTTATGTTTGGCTATTATCCGGTCCATCTTGTTCTAAGGTTTTGATATTAAATTCGTTTAGAATTTTTTGTAATTCCATAACCTGATTAAAGAAAAAACCTATTTCATCGTCTGATTTAAATGAACCTTTATTGTCTATTTTTTTTAACTTTTCATCTGTTAATTCAATAACTTGCGATAACCTTTCTAAATAACCTAAATAACCTATAATAAGGTCTTCTGCGGTTTCATTTTTACGTAATAAATTAAGTGTAGCATATCCTAATACCCCTAATAAAATTACTAATATTCCTATTATAATATAACTTATCATAAATTATCTAACATATTTTTTAAACCCGAACTACTAACAGATGATAAAGCTTTTTTCTTTGCTGAAGTATTAGGTTTAGTGGGTGGGGGAGGAGTAGAGGATTTGAATTTGGGTAACCATTCTTTCTCAAATTCTATCCGAGCAGCCATTAAATCAGCCTGGTGTAGAATATAAGGTAAACTGGTACGTGGTTTTTGTTCTGGCATAAATACTTTTAAATATTTAGCATTAGCATCATCATATAAACCATCATGGGTTTGGATAGCTAACATTTCATTAAATGAATAAGAAACCCCATGAGACTGTAACATAAATAACCCTCTATCTGGAACAGATGAAAAGGGTACTTCTTTATTAAACATATATTCTTCACCTAGTTTTTCACGTCTCCACTTATCAGTCTGGGGGATGTATGAAGCGTTATTTTCATCACCCATTTTACCTAGATCATGATTAATAGCTGAGAATACTAATTCTTCAATAGTAAATGTAGATCTATCCATTTCGAATTCACACCATACATCATAAATTTTTAATGATGCATTAACAACACGATTTACATGATCAACATATCCGCCTGGAAATGAATTATGATATTCTTTTTTATGAGCCGCGGGCATAAGTGAAATCCTTTCCTCATATTTTTTATAAAAATCAAGTAATTTTTGCTTACGTTCTCCTGTAATATATTTTTCGATATTACCTAGAAATTCAATCCAATTAGACTGAATCTGTTCTGCTGTTAAACTCATATATTAACGTAAATTAGAAGTATTATTAAGTTCTCTACCATCTAAGGGTTCACGTTCAAGCTGGGTAGCAATATCCTCTACAATATCATTAATATTACCTAGTTCATTTTTGATATCTCTAGGATTAGTATTAGTAGACACCATATTATTGATAATTGTTAATTTAGTCTGAATAGACTGCAGTTTGCGAAAGAAGTACTCTCTATTTCTCATAGTTTAATTTTATAATTTTGAAACCTTTAACACCTATTTTTTTCTATAAGTTATCATGTTTCATTAACATGTTCTGAAGGTACGAAAAATATTTGGGGGAATCACGTTTTTTGTAGAGAACTTTTATAGAAGTCAATAATTTTTTTAAGAGTTAAGCACTTTTCATATTCTTCCATACTTTCAAAAAATAAAAGGGAATCATATAATGCTATATCCATCAAATCCCCTCTATATCTTAATAAAGCTTCTCTATGTATTGAGTCTTCTAAATCTATATTTTCTATATAGTTATGTGCTCTTGTAAAAGTTAAAAATTCATAAGCTCTTATCATATCATCAGAATCCAAAGAATTATTATCTTTTACCATATTCATCATAAAGTCATTCCCTAAGTTTTTATAACTATTAATAAGTTTTCTAAACATAGCTACCCAAAAAACAGGTGTGGCAGTAAAATCCTCATACGAAGTTAAATTAATTGGAGTACCATCTAAATCCTCATTATTAGAAAACAAAGAAAAAATACGGGATAGGTTCATATTTATAAATACTTAAGAATGTAAAGATGCTAATTCCCCCTCTATACCAGCTATTTCAACACAAATTTTAGCATATTCTTGTGCTATATTTATTTTTTTAGGATTATCAGGATGATATTTCCATAAATCATCTTTCATATTAGCTAGGTCCGCTAATTGATTAATTAGATCCATTCGATCTTTTACTTCTTGAGCCATAAGTTAATATTAAATAATTAATTAGTATATTTAAGGAGGACTAGGTTCGGATTTCCACTCACTACTTTCTACAATAGGAATTATTTCCTCGTGTGTATATAATGTTTTTTCACTCAGAGAACTAATTGTACTAGGTATATCTCCAGTATATTTTACAATTGCTTTATCTCCACTAACGTTCTGTATTGTTGTTTCGATACTTGTTGTTAATAACTGATCATAATTAAGTAATATTAAATCAGATGTATTTACTATTACATAAGTTCTAGAGTCCATATCTATCTTTTGTTGCGTTATAATTTTGTAATGCCTCCGCTGCACTTAATGTTTTATTATACATCTTTATTGCGGAGATTCTTCCATCTAGAAAAAATCCTGACCTGTTGCCTCCCACAAATATATCCTTTCCTGTAGCAAAATTTGTATTAGTTGCTGTTCCTTGAGCAAATAAACTACCATTTAAATACATTTTAGCACCATTTAAATTAGTAGTTCCATCCCACATACAAACTAAATGATGCCATTGCCCTAAAGCAGGATAGGTACTTGAAATATTAACTATATAGGATGTACCATTACTTATAACAAAAAGTAAATTAGTCCCATTACCAAAAATGTCGAAATCTCTTTCACTTTGTGATCCACGAGTTGTTCCTTTTGTAATAATACCATCATTTTTTGAGTCTGTAGTATCAGCATAAAACCATACATCTATTGATAATGGATAAGACTCAAAGATCGTGGGATTACCAAAATCAACCTGATCATCCACCCCATCAAACAAAAAATATCCATCCTGAGATGCAGTATAAGCTGTTCCATTATTAATAGTTCCATTATTACCATTAACTACATCAATCCATGTAGTACCAGTTCCTGAATAACTAAATAAATCCGATGCATCAGCTCTGAAAATTAGACTATCCGTAACAATACTTTCAGAGGGAGATAACCTACAAGTATAATTACCAGTACCCCTTAATTTAATATTCCCACTTTCCGATCCCGAAGTAGGGGTAAATATTACAGAGGAATTTTCTGAAGGGACTACAACTCCAAATTTAAATTTATTCTGTACTATTCCATTTTCAACTATATTAGTAAAATTACTAAATGAACCCGAAGTATAATCAATAATATTTATATTATATGAACCATCCGAATTTTTATTAGTATTTTGCTCAACAAAAAAATAAGATGAACCTCTACTTGGGTTAACAAACTGAAGAGTTTTTGAGCCACTTAATGAAGTAATATTTATTCCTTCTCTTAACTGTTCCGGAGTATATGTGGACATGTTTTTTTTTATAAATATAGAAAAATACCCCCAATATAGGGGGTATTAATCTAATTAAATAATTAACTTACATACTCAAGTGCCATATTGAATAATTCTTGGTTAACTTTTTGATTTTGAGCGAAGTTCTTAATTTTACGAACTTTACGGGTTTTAACTCCGTAATTATACTCAAACATCCCATGAATTACTTTTTCTTGAAGTAAATTAAATGTTGACCAAAGCGAACCATCAGCATCTTCATTACGAGTTGGTTCAAGTAATTCTTTATAATCAATAGTAATCGCTTTTAACTTATCTTCTGAAAAGCGGGTTGAAACAGCTTTTTGAGCAAATTCAATTAATTGATCTTGATCCAATTTAATTTCTTTCATTTTATTCATTGAATCAACTGTTAATGGAAGTTGTTCCATAATACCATTAATGGTATTTTGTAATTCTTCAAAATTGTAATGAATATGTCGAATTTTCATACTACCAAAATCTTCAGTAGAAATAACTAATCCATTAGAACAAACTAATCTAAATAATCCAACTCGGAATTGGAATGATGATTTACCATCATGTGAGTTAATAAGTAATACTTGAGGAAAAACTATATCACCATCATTACCAGTAATTTGAATATCTGGATTTTGGAGTGTGATGAAGTGTTTACAAGTGTTTTTACTACTCTTACGAACCTTAATTTGTTGAGCTTTAACAGGTTTCCAACCTAGTGTTTCTAGATCATCCAATACATCCTCAGTAGGAATATGAACATACTTTTCTGAAAGGCCCTCTGAAGGAGCTTTACTAAACACTGAAGGCACTAAACTTCTCAAATCGTTTTTACTTAAAAATTCCATAACATTTACTATTTAATCATTTTAACAATGACGTAAATATACGAAGCAACTCTGAGGAAGCCAAGCAACTCCGAGGAAGCCTTTAAATTTTCTTTTCAACGTACACGCAAGTGTCACCTTCAGTAAATCCTTTTTCTTGTAAAAGTGGAAGGGACATGGGTAAACACCATGCATAAATTATTTTATCGGAATATGTGTTATTAACATATTCCCATCGTGTATCCCATAAAGATCTGTAAATACCTCTACGTCTATAATCTTCATGAACCCAAGCGTCTAAGAATTTTATTTTATTGTCTTTTTGGATTTGCATAAAGACATGCCCAACAGTAATACCTTCAATTACTGCTATCCATCCAATTAGATCTTGGAAATGGGTATTTATTCTTATTATTTCGTGTTCCACTAAAATACATGTGTGGACATAAATATTAAGAAATTATTTTTTAAGTAATAAATATGTAATTAATATTACTGTAACTACTATTCCTCCTACTATAGTAAGAGCCTGACTAATCATTATTTACCTTTAGATAAATCTTGTCTTTTAGTTTGTTTAATATTAGAAGAAACAATAAATTTAAGAATATCTGTTAATTTAGCGTCCGATGAATTATCAATAGTTTTTTCTATTACTTTGATATCACTAGCTGTTAAACCATGTCCTTCTTTAAGAATATAATCCCCATCTCTATGTAAGAAAACTAAATCTCTTTTAATCATAGTTTTAAGAAGGGCTTTAGCTTTTTTAGTGTCAATACTTAACCCATCTTCTAGGGCTTTTACTCCTAGAGCACCTCCTTCTTTTTTAAATACTTTTACAGCACCCTTAACCATTTCTTCTACTTGCTCCTTAATAGTTTCTTTAACACTAATTCTAGGTTGAGTATCAAACTCTTCCATATCATCATAAATAACTTCCGTTACGTCATTTACTAGTGATTTAAGTTTACCTGCTAATTCTGGTTTGTGTTGTTCAGCAAATGCCATTAAATTTAGGATACCATTATGTGCCATATCCCCTATAGTGTTGAATTCTTCAACTTTATAACTAGGATAAGTCATTCCATAATCACGAGCTTCCTGCATTACACCTCGATATTGATTTCCCATTTCATTTGCTAGTTCATCTAAAACATTCTCATCTCTTAAATTAAGAATCATTTTGGAAAATGTAGTAGCT